TCATTATTCCACCAGTTGGGTTTATTGTTAATTCTCCATTACTATTAGCCTGCATATCCACATAAACACTCCCATCTGTATGGGTTAGTCTTAGTTGAGGGTTAGAGGCGTCTAGGATGTCTAGTTTTCTGTCGGGGCCATCAGTTCCTAGTCCTGTGTTTAATGTGGTTCCTATTATATTCAAAACTCTTGTACCATTACTAGATAGATGAATTTCATCTGAATTAAATTCTGCTATGAATTGATTCCCAGCCTCATTTACAACATCAAATCTACTTCCATTGGGTTTATATAGCATTCTTTCAACGCCACCCTGTGCAGTTGTTTGTTCAAAAAGTTTTGAACCTCCAGGCCATACAAGTCCATATTGACCAGCAGTAGTAAACTCAATATCTCCAGAATCTATAGTTAATTTTGAATTAGGACTATCCGTCCCAATCCCTACTCTCCCATTCTTATCTATAACAAAAGCATCTTGAGTGGTGGAGGATACTCGGAAGAGGTCTCTGCCGTCTGTTGAGCTTGAGGAGTAGAGGGTCATTAGCTCTTGGGGGGTTGATGTTCCTATGCCTAGTTGTCCGTTTATTATTAAGTTGCTTTCCATTAGAACATTCCAAGTTGCAACTACTGGTTGTAAGTAGCTTGAAACGTATTTCCATAAACTAGAACCTGCATTTACTTGAGTAGCAAATGTCAAAAGTATTAAAATTAGTATTAAAAGTTTTTTAAATTTCATATTAAATTTCGTAAAGGAAAGTTGCGATGTCACCACTTGAGGTACTATCCACAAAAACCAAATTTAAATTAGAGACGTTTATAAAATCTCCTTGTGTCGGAAATAACGGAAGACCACGCCTGCCTGTAAGGTTAGCCACTACTGTTGAGCTACCAACCAAAACAGTCCCACTGTTGCTCTCGTGGGCTGATACATACACTCTCTTGCAAACAACAGAGGTAGCAGATAGCTGAACAGCAGTTCCACTTGTGGTTATAGTTACAGTGCCATCACCTACTGTTGCAGAGCTTGAAGTACCACCAAAGTCTGTTATTTGTGTTCCACTAGCGTCAACTACCTCAACAGCTAAAGCACCTACAAGGCCTCTATTCTCTACCTCTGCTTTGGCGTCGTCATCTGAATTTGTAATTATTATACTTTGATTTGAACTCATATAATACCTTTGTCTGTTAATGCTCTATTCTTGTTCTTCTGTACCATTTTCCAACGCATCTCTTTTAAGAGTAGCTCCCTGCCGTCTAGGTTCTTTTCCCAGCTTTCAAGTCTATTCTTCTCTTTGACAAAGCCTGCTTGTTGTTTGGTAATCTTTGCTCGTTCTGCTTTTACTTGGTTAATGTCATTGTTTAGGTCGTTGTCTCTGTTTTCAAGCTCTTTTTCTTTTATTTCTAGCTCTTTGCTTCTTTTAATTAAGGTGTCCTTGTACTTTCTAGCACTCTTCTTGGTCTCTGTTAGTTCTTTCTCTTTCTTTTTAAATGATACTGTGTTGACCTTTAAAGAGTGATTATCTCTTTTAAGTTTAGTTACATCTTTTGTTAACTCTTTCCCTTGTATGTCAATAACGTCTTGTAAGGCCTCTAATTCTTCTTTCTTTGTGTCTAATTCAACAATACTCTCTCTAATCTGTTCTTGTCTGTCTCTTACATCACTCTGTACTCTTTTAACATCAAGCAGGGTGCTATCGTTCTTTTTCTCTATTCCAAGTAAAAACTCACCTCTTACTCTAAGGTCTCTTGCTTTGTTGCTATTCTCTTGTTGTGTTTTTTTACCTACAGCAAACAATAACTCTATTTGGTCTTCTTTTTTTACTATCTCTTCTTGTCTTCTGTTCATTTCATCACTAGCAGTTGTTATCCTATCTTGGCTTAATCGCTCTCTTGCCTGAAAAGCCAATTCATTCTCTTTCATTTCAGATGTTCTTTCAACAATCATCTTATCTAAAGCAACATACTCAGTGCGTATTGCTTCTGTGGCGTCTTTTTCTTTAGACATACTATGTTAAATAAATTTTAATTGCTGCTGTGTCTCCGCTTGCAGTTGTAATGTATATGTTAGTAACAAACAAACTCACTTTTAAGGGAGAGTCTGATGAGGTTACTGTAATACCAGCATTACTTGTACTGTTAAACTTAACTGAAAGTGTTTTGTCTGTTCTTATCTCAACAAAACTAGCTTCTGTTATGTTACTGAAAGCAGCTGATACTTCAGCACTAACATCATAATCAGTTTGTCCTGTTGCTAAATTAAACTCTGCGTTGTCATAAGAGTCACCTATAGGACCATTAACTCCTAACCAAGTACCGTCTGGGTTACAAATGCTTTGTGGAGTTGTTTGATAACTTGTTGATGGTTTTTCTCCTGCCATACTATTTTATTGTTTTGTTCTTAACCACAGGTTTTACCTCTGGCTTTTCAACCTTTGGAGATTCTTTCTTAACTTTTAACTCTTTTACTTCTCCTCTTAACTCTGCTAATTCAGCTGACTGTCTTTTAATCAAGTCTTTAACGTTGATTAAATCAGCTTTCTCTTTTTCTTTGGTTGATGCTTTGCTTATTATCTTACCTAAGTCAATTCCTAACTGTTTAGCTACGTCTTCCGGGCTCACTTCTTGTAAGAAAGCAGCTACTAACACTTTGTGTTCGTTAGGGTTATTTGTTTTTCTGTACTTGTCAGCAAGCTTTTTTGCCCCATGTTCTGCGATGTGTTGAAGTAGTGTTACTCTACCACCTGCTTGTACCGCATAAGGGGCGTTGTCATACTTAAACGTGATGTCTTCCGCTGTTGGGTTGAAAAGCTCACGTGTTTTTATGGGAGTGTTTGTTTCTGTCATAATTTATTGTGAAGTCGGGGGTGTTTCCACCCCCACTTCGTTAAGTCTACGTAATGCAAAAGTTTACCATACATACTTCATCAGTTCCTGAAGCACCGATACATACACCAATGTAGTTATCGTCTACTCCAGCTCTAGCAATACCGTGTCCTGTAGCGTTACCACCAGATGATACTGCTAACATTTCAGTAATAGCATCTGATAACATACCACCAATACCAGCTGTTTGAACCCAACCGTAATAGTTCTGGGTTATTGTTCCTTGACAAGCACCTATAACATTAAGGTCTAAGTCGCCACTTGTAGTACCTATTCCAGCTGCTGTTCCAGCAATAATCTCACCATCATCACCAGCAATTACTGTTGTAGTGATTGATTTCTCAAGGGTAAGAGTAGTAGCTGTGTTACCTACAATCTTAATAGGTTCTGTTGAACCAGTTCCTGATGTGGCAACCTGAAAATACCAGTTGATGTAAGCGTCTGCTGTCCAAGCAGCGTCTGAGTCAGTAATAAGAGTTGTTGTAGCTCCGTCAGGGCCTTTAGTTGTACTGCCAGCTGATACGTCAGTTACAGTAACCTTTGTAGCTTCCATTAAGAGTAATCCTAATGAACCAGCACCTCCAGTCATTTGTACATAACGGAATTCTCTACCATCACTCAATGTTCTTATAGCACCTAACTTTTCAGCTCCTTCTTTAGGAGTAGAGTCATTTGCTGTTAACTTTGTTTTCCATAAACGCCCGCAAGCGTCTTGGTCTTGATATGCCATATATGTATTCCTCGCCTTATTAATTCGGCAAGAAATTAGTTATTTTCTCTCTTTTCTTCAACCTTTGCTTCCCATTCTTCTTTAGGGATTTTACCTCCAAAGTTATAAAACTTATTACGCAAGTCCTCGTGCATATAGAATAGATCTGCCTCATCTGGCTTCATCCGTTCTATATCCACAATTGTTGCTCCATCTTGTGCAAAGAACCTATATGCTTGGTCAGCCAACATCAGAGTCATGGTATCTCTAAACATCATTATCTTCTCTTTCATCTGGTCATCTCTCATTCTATCTATCATTATAGTCATTACTCTATGAACTTCCCTAGAGAAGGGAGGGAGTTCTGCAAATGGTACTCTATGTTTTCTTATGTACCTTTTATAGACTATCCGCAGACTCCACAAAGCAAATCTTTTAACAGCTCCAGCAGCACTTATTCTGTGATGCTCCATAGACCCTTTCATCGGATACTTTTTACCCTCTAAATGGGCTTGGATACCTTTCTCAGAATCAAGTATTGCCTTTCCACTAATAGTAGCTTTCTTCTCCCCACCTCTTTTCTCTATTTGATTAGTTCTGCCTTTATCTCGCTTCTTTTCAAACTCATTAAAGACATCTAATACCTTTTGTTCCTCTTGTTGCTTTGTAAGCATTATTCTAATGTTTAGGCTCCGTCACTATCGTATGCTTGCACCCACATAGGACTTGTTCCTATCAATACTTTAACATAATAAGCTGTGCCAGCGGCTGATTTATCAGTTATACTAATTGAATTATTTGCTCCAACCGTAGTAGCTACAAATTCAATCCAAGGTTCGCTAACATCATCTTGTTTCAGTGACACTACTGATATAGCACCAGTTGTTGAATCTTGTATAAATTCTCCAACAGACCTTGTGGCTGCAGCAACATTACTTGTTACTAATAACGGACAAGCATCTTTAGTTGAATTATCAACCTCTAACACAATAGGGTTATTGGTAGCAGTTCCTGTAAAAGTAATGTGAGCTATAGCATCTGTGTTAGCTGCTGGTGTACCATCATTATCTACTTTTAACATGTTACCAGCTGCTAATGCTCCTGAACCGTCAATAGATACAGCGTGTACTGCTACATTATCAACATCTATGTTCAATGCTGTTACAGCTTCGTAAGTAGTTCCAAGTAAATCAAGTAAGATACCTTGACTTGGCCCAACTACTGTTGAAGTAATCTGTACTAAAGCATCACCTGCAGCGTTTGGTGTAGCATCGTTGGCAATATATAGCATATTACCAGCATTTAATGCACCTGAACCTGTAATTTCTACTGCATTAGTAGTGATACAGTCTGTGTCTACGCTTAAAGCAGTTGTTACTGTGTCTGTTCCATCTAATTTTAAGATGATACCTTGTGACACACCGTCAACAGTAGAAGCAAAGTGTACTAAAGTATCACTAGCTCCAGTTGGTGTTGCATCATTTGCAACATACAACATACTTGCTGCGTTTAATGTTCCTGTACCTGTAATCTGAACAGCGTGTTCATCTGTATTGTCAGTGTCTGAGTTAATAGCTTGTATATCTTTTCCTGTACCTACAATAGCTATTGACTGTGAGCCAGCTACCGGTGTTCCACTTGGAGCAATCCTTAGAATAGTACCATTGTCTGCTATGTTCCCTGAAGGGTTTAGAAGCAAACTAGCTTGTCCTGTTGCAGTGGCTCCACTTGAGGTAATAGCTACTGTGTTTTCTGCTGTTTGAACACCTACAACTGTTAAACCAACGCTTGAATTAACAGCTCCAGTAATAGTAGTTGCACCATCAGCACCAACTTTAAAGTCAGCTACTGTATCGTCCCCACACCAGATAAATGCACCTGTTGTCATAGAAGCACCACCATTGTCCAAGTAAACCATTGCACCTTCAGTAATCTTGTCTGCTGTAATTGCTAGAGCGTTCTTAGTAGTTAGCTCAGCAAAAGTCATTGTTACTTGGTCAGCTCCAGTTGTAGCTGTTGCATTAACAATAACAACAGTTGCAGCGTTATCAGCATCTGTAAGAGTAAGTGAACCATCACTAACTACTACATCTCCAGCAGTTAAAGTAATAGAATCACTACCAGCTGTACCTGCAATTGTAATAGTGCTTTGCATTGTAACAGCGTCATCAAAATCAGTTGCACCAGCTATATTTAGAAGAGTGCCATTCCATTCAATAGTAGCGTCTGAGCTGTCTCCAAGAGTAATAGTTTCACTATCTGCCATTGTTAGGCCTGTAGCAACTATCACACCTGCACTTGTTATGTTCCAAGTATCACCTGTTCCTTGAACATCTAAGTTAGAACCACTATTAGCAAATTGCAGAATAGCTGATGTTGATGATGTAACTGCATTACTTGCAGCTAAAACCAAACCATCATTAGTTGCGTGTGTTAATGTCCAAGTAACAGCAGTGGAGTCAATCTCCATTGTCTTACTTAGGTCGTATATGCTGTTCCAACCTGATACAGAGCCTGTTCCTACAGCGGCTAAATCCTTCCAAGAGCTTCCAATCCTAGCATATAATATGTCTGATGATGAATTATAGTAAATCCTACCATCAGATAAATTAGTAGTAGGTACTGTAGTTGTACCAACCAACTCTATCTGGTCTGTCTTTAGAACACCGTTGTTCTGTCGTACTTCCTGTTGGAAGTTTTTTACATTTCTTAAACTCATTTTTTTTAATTGTTATTTTCTGGGTTCTCTGCCCTGGCTGACAGGCCACCTACGGATTACTCCTTGCATTTAAGCAGTAGGATATTTCATTCCCCATTAATAACAATGTTATTTTAAGACCTTTTCAATAGCTTACCGACTAAGCTATTCTTCTAAATATGCATTCATTTGTAACATATTGTTCTCATACCCATATATATTATGAAACTCATAATGACAATCTCTGCAAAGTGTTATTCCATTATCTAGTGCCAATCGTAATTCTGGATACTCAGCAAAACCTCTAATATGATGAGCATTCAATATTACTTCTCTACCCATTCCATTTCTTATTCCACACTTCTGACAAGTCCAACCATCTTTTGCAAATATAGCTTCTCTCCAAAGTGCATATTCTACACTCGTCCTTATCTTGCGACTTTCTGATGAAATACCTCCTTTCCAAGATGGATTATTTACACCTGTCATACTTGCTCTAAATTCTGGATTTTGCCATTGTCTTTTTGTATTCTCACTTTGCTTCTTTCTTGCTTCAGGTTTTTTGGAATAATGTTTATCTCCTGAAATTTGTGGATACTTCTTTCCTTTATTCCAAGGAACTTGTACACCTTTTAATCCTTTGTTCCAAGGTATTCTACCTTTAAGTTTAATACCTATTTGTGGTAATTTTTTGCCTTGTCTTGCTTTTCTTAACTTTTCTTTCGTTTCTTTGGTATGATGTTTGCCTTTCCAACCATTAGTACCTTTAACAAATTGTCCTTTAGAATTTCTTTTAGTCATATATGATACATACTTGACACCTTACTCAATCTGTCTTATGCTGTCGCTCCTTGACTCACTGAGTGATGACGGGGACTTATGCTATATAGTTGTCCGTATAGCAAGAATTGTCCTGTTTTACCGTCTTGGTTGATAGGTTCTTTCCAACCTGTCCAACTAATACCGTGATTTCTTGGTTTCATGTTATCTACTCCTTCAATGATGCCACCGCCAAGGTTAACCATACCGTGTTTAACGTGTGGTAGTCCTGACCAAGTAATCATATCTCTGTTCAAGTAGTAGATATATCCTGCTGTACATTTAGCATCTCTAACAATAGGCACACCCCTGTAATGGATAGCAGTATAACCACCTAGTCCATTAAGAGATTTACCTTGTGCTACTTCGCCTAGTCTGTTAATTTCACTTCTTTTCCCAACTGCACCGTAGTTGCCTACAATTGATGGAAATAGCAAGTCTTCAATTGCTCTCCAAAGTGTGAAAGTAGTTATCACCAAGTTAGGTGATTCAGAACCAACAGTTGCAGCGTCTAGTTTAGAGCCTAGAGTATCCAGTGTTATTGAGCCTGTTGAGCTTGTAACATCAGAGTCTAGAGCGTCATAGCTTGACCTTGTAAGTCCAGCGTAAGTTGCAGCAACACTTCCGTCGTCAACAATGTTAGCTAAACCATCTGGTTGGTTGCTTGTACCGTCTCCGTAGAAGTAGTCTCCAATAGTATCTAGTAAATCTTCACCAGCTGATTGCATAGCAAGTGATTCTTGCTTGATAGCAGGCTTGTTCTTATTTATAGACAAATCAAAGTAAGGCAATGTAACTGAGGCGTAAACACTTGCAGGTGTCCATTCCATCATTACAGTTATATCCTCTTGTGTGGTAGCAAAGTCTCCCATGCCAGTGTAAGGTCCCATGTTAGTGATTTTCTGGTATTTAAGATTCTTTCTAAGTAATCTACCACCATCCCATTTCTTTCCGTTAGAGATGAATAGAGAAGTAACAAGGTTACCATCTAATATACCATCTGTAACTTTTGCTAATATCTTCTCGTTTGTAAGATAATTAGTCTGTGTATCAATAGTTCTTGACATTTTTTTTGTTTATTTTACTTTAAGTAGCTTCATCTATGATGTCATCAAGAGATTTAGTCCTGATTTCAGCATAGGTATGCTCCTTACCCGTTTCTCCACCTTTTGATGATGGGGGTATAAATCCTTCTTCTTTTCTCTTTTCAGCCTTCTCTCTCTTACCTTTGTCAGCAAGATACTCATTAGTAGCTGTAAGCAAATCTTGGCTGTTCTCAACCATTTGCTCTAAAATGGCACTCTCATCTTGTTTAGTGATGTCATGTCCCATACCACGTATAGCTTCTACTTGTGTTCTAAGCTCTCCTGTGGCCTTTAGTTCAGCTTCCTCTTTATCTTTGTTCTCAGCTGTTATCTTCTCGTATGCTCTCTTTGTCGCATAATCTCCGGCTTCCTTCCAAGTTGAAGGTTCTACTTCCTCATCTGTTGGTTTGTTCTTAAGAGTTTCAACCTCCTCTTTAAGAGTATTAACAGACTCCTTTAGTTCGTTTTTGTCCTTAATGACTTCCTGAAAACGATCATAAGGCACTGCTTTCTCTTGAGTTTCTTCTGTTGTTGATGGTTCAACGGGTTGTGTCTCCTCAACCTCTTTTGTTTCATCTTCTGGCATAACATTTTTTCGCCTTTAGTGGCGTAATTAACATTTTTAGGACTTTAGTGTCCGTTGCGACTATTTAATTTGTTGTGATTGCTGTGGTTGTGGAGGTTGTGGTGTCATTCCACCTTGCTGTGGTGGTGCTCCTCCCCCTCCGTTTGGTAGCGTACCACCAGACGGCAACGTAGCAAACTGTTGTCTTTGTGCTTGTAATATCTGTTGTTCTGCTGATACATGGGTAATAAAGTTCTGTTGTATTATAGTCTCCTCCTTCTTGAAGTCTTCTGTTTGCATAAACTTACTGTGTTCTTGTAGATGTAAATCATTAACTCCTTGGAATGGTGGTACTTCTTTACCTTGGGTTAGCTGATTGTTCTCTTGTTTAGCCTTAATAACAGGGTCTCTGTCTGCTCCTTCTGATGTTTCATCAACTGCAAACTCTTGCATATATAGTTTAGGATCGTTCTGAAAGAGTACCAAACGTCTTGTAAGCTCTTTAGGGTTAGGCTCATCAAACTTCTCAAACATAGTTAATGGGTCTAATAAGGTTAACTGCGCTCTTTGTAACACACTCTGTCGTTGTGTTGACTTCTCCACGGTTAATTCAGTCTTTACCATAACTTCTTGTCCATCTTCTATGCTATCTGTGGAAAACTCTAAATATGATACAGCCTCCTCTTGTCCCATAATCTTGATATAGTGGTCATCTGTGTACCAAACCTTAGCCATTTGCATCATCCACGCATATACAAGGTCAAGTTTCTTATCAATTCTTCTTACCATTAGGTCAATACGTCCTAAATCTCCCTCTTTTAGTATCTGACGTCCTGTTGCTGTCTCTGTTTGCCCTCTCTGGCCTCTTGTAGTGCTGTGTAAGCCCATTATATCGTCTAAGGCACGTTTACTCTCAATAAGGTCTTCAAACACAGCAGGAGCTATTGGGCGAGGTTGTATGTATGAAACAACATCCTCTGCTCTACCTTGTGCTATGTATAGGGGAGCTGTTAGATTAGTTACTAACTTTTTAGCATCACTCTTTGGTATGCCACTCTGTGCTGATATAACCATACGTCCAAGTCCTGCTTTGGCTGCTTTATCAATAGTTCGCTTTCTAATATTAATAGTGTCTTGTATAACCTTACCTTGGTCAAAGTCTGATGTATCAGCGTATACACTCTTATTAAGGCTTTTAAGAGAAAGGAAAACATAGGGCTTCCTAGGCTCATCAAAGAAGTTAAGTAGTGTGTTCTCCAGTTTCTCATTCTGTGTCTTGTCTTGCCATACTTTCTTTAGCTTGTTTATCTTATCCTTTCTATCGTCTTCACTCTCATCCCAGTTCCAGTTAGGGTTCTTCTTCTTGTCAATTACTATTTTGTTAACCTTCCATACTACAAACTCATTAGTCCAGTACTCTACATATTTAATCTTTGTAGCCATCTTATCCCCAAAGTCCTTTATTAGCTTAGCCTTAGCCTTAGGAAACATAGAAATGAGGTCTTCTAAGGTGTCTTCTCTAAACTCTGCTATAAACTTAGAATCAAATTCTGTTAAAGCGTCCTTCTCTACAACAATACGCTGTGGGCGTACGTTAGTCATCTCAAAGTCATCTGTTTCGTTGTTAAATCTAAACTTAAAAACACCCAAACGGTATATTTGAGCGTGTCTTACCCAGTCTTCAAACTTAATCTGGCCATCTAAATCGTGCCATTTCCAAGTTAGAAACTGCTGGGTTTGTTGAGCTAACTTCCTTGACTCATCATTGTTTCTACTAGCCATTACAAATGGTTCTCTCTGGCGTGAGGTCATTATAGCGTTCTGTGTCTCTGTTGCCATATACAACAAGTTCTCTGCTGTTGGTATCTCGTTACTAAATACAGCTCTATCAAGTTGGTCTCCTAGATAGTAACTCTCGTTCTCTACTTGTACCTCTTTCATTAACTCGTGCATACTCTTAGAGTTCTGAATATCATCATCTATCTGCTTTGTTAAGTCAGCGTCGTCCATCTCTAAGTTCAGAAGCTCACGTTGGTCAACAGCACCCTCCTCAAGAACGTCCTCTTGAGATGGTTGTATACCTTGTTGTGATCTGTTTCTAAAAATGTTGAATAGTCCCATAAAATAAAACTTCAAAAAACCATTAAGGCTCGTTGAAGTTTTACAGGTCTAGTACACCTCTAGCACTTCCTAGTGTCCTCTAATTAAATTTGAAAACTATTGTGTTCTTACACTTAGGGCAGTTGATAACTATTGTCCCCTTCTTTATATCACTATACTCTAATAAAAATGCTTTGCAAGTCAAGCAACATAATCTCTTTAGTTCTGGTAATGCTATTTGCCTCTTTCTATAATTATATATTACTATGGTCTGGTTTGTCAAGGGTTTGGTTTAAATTCTTTATTGCTTCTTCACGTGTCTTACCACTTGCGTACTTGTTCTCACTATTACTGTAAGCAGTATAATGCTCTTCTTCAGAACAATCCTTTAAACTAATCCAGTCTGGTACAGGCCCTATAACTTCAATTTGTTTGGTCATGGTTTATTTTATTCCTTATTCCTTTCTTATCAAGCTCTGTTGTCTTCTTTATCTTCTTTTCTACATCCATTACGTCTTGTTTAGTTAGGTTAAGTCCTTTAGTACCATACTCTTGTATAAACTCAGGGTTTATCTTACCATCAGCCTCTCTTGGTTGTATAAGGTCTTTTCTATGCTTTATCCTCTGTATCTTCTGTTCTTCTATGGGTGTTGTAGAGTTGTTGCTAAAAGTCTTAACACCTCCAAAGCGTATAGACCTTGCTATCTCCATAAACTCTTTGTCGTTCATAGCATCTTATCTATTTCTCTCTGTCTCTCACGTTCCTCATCCTCAGGAGAAAAGTCTATAACAGCCCCCTCTTGGCGTACACGCTTGAGTTTATTGATGTCCTTCTCTTTTACTTCGTTGCTACTCTCTAATACCTCTGTTTCCCATATCTTAATTCCGAATAATTTTGTTATCTTTTTTTTCATGTCTTTTTCTTCTTAATTTAGCACCTTTAGTGAAATAGTATCTAACGCACCTATAAGGATATGTTATCTTGTAATTCTGCCAGAAGTTGTGCCATTTATAACTCATTTGACAATATATTCTTTAGTCTATCACATGCATCTTTTATATCACCTTTTGTTGTAGCTATACTATAATATCTCTTACCATCATTTGTTAAGCTACTTTTATCAAAAGCAAATAAAAACACACTGTCTGGATTGTCTTTAAAATGCTTATTCATTTCTAATGTCTCACGATTTAATTCCATAATCCCACATTTTATCACTACATTGCTTACACAAGACCTTTTGTTGTTTAACCATACGTGCTGGTTGTGGTGTTACGTTAGCACTCTTAGTGTCTGTTAGTATCAAATCCTTTTGCATGTATCCCCTGGCTATAGAGTATACTTCCTTCTCATCTACCTCACAACCACAGTGGTCGCAAGTTATTTCATTTGGTATATACTTTATTGGCATTATTTTATTGCATCAAAGCAGTCACATATCTCTGCGTATCTCATAGCCATCATACCCTCAAACTCCTCTGTGGTGTCCATTATAAGGTCTCTAACACCGTATATGGTGTCATTACGCTCTGGAGTTATGTCTAGCTCTAGCTCTTCCTTTAAATAGGAGTTAAAGTCTACATCAAACTTGTTCTTTTGCTTCTCATCCATAGCATATGATGTACCTTTGTTCTTGTCCATAGTCTCTTTACCTTCTTTGTCAAGGTATACTAGCTCTCCTTTCTTTAGTTTACAGTTATCCTCAGCTAGTCTCATACGTTCCTTGTCTATCTCGTCTGCTCGTTCTGCTATTAGCTTAATGAATCTAGTTCTTGCTCTGCTTGCACTACCATGTAGTCTTTGTTTAACTAACCATAGCTGTAAAGGCTCTATGTGTGCTAGTTCTAGTTGTTCCTTCTCTTTCTCGTCTTTAGTGTTGAGTATTGCTTTTGTTAGATCATTCCCTGTTAGGAAGTAGTTCTTTAATTTTAATTGTTTCATTTTTTTTTAATTAATTAATGAATAGATATTTAACTAAATCTATCAACGGAAAAATTGGTAATATGATTGATAATACTCCCCACCAAAATCCCCAAACTATAAAGGTATAGACAATAGCAAATAACCAATATAATCCACTTAATTGAGTTGACATATGTTTAATTAGTTATCTCTCATAAAAGTGGCAATCACTATCAGTAATATACTTGGCAGTATATACTTTATATCCAATTTATCAGTTACAATCGCTGTTGTAAGACCTACCAACAACCACCAGAAACTCCAAATGTATACTGTTATTTGTTTTGGCATGTTTGTTTTATGTCAATCTATAATCTTCGGGTTCATTGTCCCAGAACATCTCCTCTCCGGATACTCTACCATCTTTAACTATAACAGATGGTATGGTATCTGACGACCTTGGATTATCTGTGAGAACAGCACCACTACTCTCTGTCATCAAGTTCTCTGATAAAGCAGCATATCTGTACATATCAGCAGAATGGCTAGTAAAGTCATGCAATGGTACATCTTTAAACATTCCCTTGTCATCATCCCACTCTCTGTGGTACTGGGCTATGTAGTCTAACCATTGGCTACACTTCTCCTCGTCTATCCACAGTCTGCTAAACATCTGTCTGCCTGCGTTTATACCATCACTTATAGGTAATTTAGGTAAGACATTGAAGTTTATCCCCAGTTTACTAGCTATTTCTAGTCTGCTCTTACCTGTTGTAAACTCTCTTACTGCTATATCATGTGGGGCTATGTGTTTAGAATACACATAGTTCTTCTCTTGTAATACTTGAATATAGTGTGGTAAGCCCTTGTCTATGCTCTCATAGTAGTCAATCATGCGTACTTCTTGTCCTATTCTTTGAAAGAATCCTATAGAAGTAGCATCAGATACTCCTAAATCCCATACAGTAAATACAGGTAGCTCATTCTCATAGTCTACTTTGGTTATTCTTCCCTCCTCTCTTGCTTTGCTCAACTCATCTGCATAGTATGCTCCTCTAATGGCGGCCTCAAAACTACAATGCCACTCTTGGTTAAACTCATCAGGTGTCATAACTGCTCTGCTGTCTTCTAACTCAGCGTTACTTATCAGTCCGGTATCTTCTACTCTTAACATTAAAGCTAACCATTTATCGTTGTCTATGCCTTGCTTGTATAGCCTATAAAAGTCATTCTTGCCCTTTGGTGTGCCTATCCATATAGCATAGCCTTCGTGGTCTGCTAGTGCTGGTCTTATAATCTCACTGTGTATGTTGCTAGGTTGTTGTGAGTACTCATCATATATAACACCCCATAAGCCTAATCCCCTTAATGAGTCAGGGTTATCTGATCCGTATAGTGTTATTCTTGCTCCGTTCTTAAAGTCGCATCTTAATTCGCTTTCGTTTATTCTAGTTCCGTCTATCTTAACTACAGTTTCTTTTAGTAAGTCCCACGCTACGTTCTTACTTTGCTTGTAGGTTGGAGATATATAGGCGTATCTAGCGTTAGGGTTGTTTAGTGCATCTCTTACTAGGTGGTTAAGACAAGCAGTTGTTTTTCCGCATCAGTCATCGGCGGTGGGCAACAACGATTTTCCACCTCTTTTTTGACTCGTGCAATGGCTTTGTCCATAGCCTTGGAGTGTAGATTATCTTTTGTTCCACCGCCCTTGCTCAACAAATTCGCAAATGCTAACTAGAGTTAGTATTATGCTTACTTTGTTAAGTATTATCTTTAATTTCCTAAATGGTGATGAGGGCAAGTGGATACATCAACTTTCGTTGATACTCTAGTCTCACCACCATTCAAGAAACTAATACAGTTACATACCCATTACATGGATTTATCCTTACTACCACTGGCTTACAAGCATATTAGAGACAATCTTGATACAGCTCTGTTACATCTAATTCGGGAGTAATTCGGGAGCTATTCGGGAGTAGAACCTATTTGTTTTCTCTTTTCTTCTCTATTTCTTGCCATATCTTGATAAATACTTATAGTTTCTGACATATCTATTCCATTTCTCTCTCCGATTTTAATTACTTCTAAGGTAGTATCCATATTCTCTTGATGTATGCGTAAGTCCAATAGGTTGTAGTCTATTTCTTTTTTATATTCCTCCATATTATTTATCATCATAACCTCCCCAGATATATATATTAACATCTCCTCCTTTCTTTTCTTCTTGTATAGCAGGTTTGCCCATAACTCTGTCTTCTACATCTTTAATAGCTGATATGTCTCCCTCTTCTGCTTTCTTAATGAGAATAGGTCTTATCTTAGGTAAAGCATCAGCTAAACCAGCCAAGTGTTCGTCTACTCTTTTTTTTATAACTTGCTCTGTTAGCTTTTGCTCATCTGTCTTAACTGGTCTACCTGCTGGGTTAGCTGTATGTCCTGGTAACAAATATCCCTTATCATTTCTTAAGGGCTTGTTAGTTCTTGTTATAACTTGTTTCTCTTCTATTGACATTTAAGTTAATATAGTGTGTAAAATAGTTAAAGCAAATACCATTAAAACAATGGCTCCTAGTTCTTTTAAGTTGATATCGTTGTATTCTGGCATATATCTTTTAATGCGTTAATTGGATAATGTTCTGATTTTTCTATTTCTATAAAAGTTTTTATCATTTCCTTTTTATCTTTACATACAAAATTACCTTGTCTATCAATCCACGCTACTAATTCTCCTTTAATACTTGTTACTTCTAAAAAGTATGGTTGTTTCTTTGTTTCTAACATATAATAAAAACACTACCTTAGTAGTGCCTATCTCCATTTATATAAACTTTTATATTCATCTTTTTCTTTGAAGCTAAAATCTAATTTAATAAACTTGTCTAAATCCTCGTACATTCTCCATACCTGACAAGTCATACAACCTATTGCATATTTTTTACATTTCTTCCCGTAGTTTTTTAAGAGATACTTTTCAAATTTGTCTATGTTTATTCCTTGGTCTTTGGTCATATTTTCTGTTAAACATGATTTCTTCTAACTCCTTGAGATGTGGGCCGTCTCCATATCTAATCAATGCTAACCTTTTACATTTCTCGTCTTGCTCTTTGCCGATACGCAATTCTTCATCTGTACTTCCGTGATGTACACAATGATGATAAAATTCGTTTATTTCAAATAAATTCCAATCTTCGTTTTTATCTGATTTCATATATTCAGAGCGGTGAAAACAATGATGCTGTCCTCTTTTCTTTATATACTCTACACTCATTACTCTTATTATACACCCACACGCTATCTATTGTCAAGCCTATTTTTAATGTTCCTTGTGTTGTTTAATATCTCCTCTGTTATAGGATTTAGTTGTTTTGTATTATACGCCGCCTCTGCTTTTGTTATGCCTTTTTTATGACATAACTTACCAGTATAAATAGCTAAAACTATTTTTAAAATAACCAATACTATCCCTAATGGCACTAATGATTTAAATGATGGCTCAAATCTAGTATACTTTCTAAAATACTCAATTATTAGCCCACCTCCTATAACAAATTCAAATACATTCTTCCCCGGTTCTATAATCAAAGACTGCCACGCACTACCTGTGTCATGCTCTACTCTTTTAATAGCTATCCATCTTACTAATTTTCCTTTTCTTGATAATGTCATAAAATATCTACCCCCTCAACCATTGCGATTTAAAATCCTATAACCAACTAATGGTGTCCAAATAATAAAAAGGGTGTGAGGGAGTAGGTTTAAATTTGTGGGAGTGGTGGTGTAATTGGGGACTTGCTTACACCACCACATTGTAACTGCGAATTGCAGTTACCTATCTGCCAGAGCCGAAGTTCTTTCTTTGCTTGGAACTGGTACGGCTTGATGCACTGTGTCT